AAAGCGGCTGACTCTCTGGAGAAGAAACCTGTTCAATGGAGAGATTCCAAGGTGCAAGCATTTATCAAGGTGGAAAAACTCGAATGTGACACCAAGGATCCCGTGCCTCGCACGATCCAACCTCGATCCAAGAGATATAATCTTTGTATAGGACAATATCTCAGATTAAATGAAAAGAAGATGTTGGATTCCATAGACGATGTTTTCAAAGAGAAGACCGTCTTGTCAGGTTTGGATAACAGGGCTCAAGGGAGAGCCATCGCCCACAAGTGGCGCAAGTACCAGAACCCCATAGGGATCGGGCTAGATGCGAGTAGATTCGATCAGCATTGTAGCGTGGATGCCCTCAAATTCGAACACACCTTTTACAAAGCGTGTTTTCCTGGGGATCAACAGTTGGAACAACTATTGAAATGGCAATTATCCAACACTGGATCGGCCTTATTACCAACTGGAGAACTGGTTAGATACCGTACCAAAGGGTGTCGCATGAGCGGCGATATAAACACAGGCCTTGGGAACAAGATTCTCATGTGCAGCATGGTACACGCATTCCTGAAAGAGACGGGAGTGCGGGCTTCGTTAGCCAACAATGGTGACGATTGTGTCCTTTTCTGTGAGAAGGGAGATTATGATGAGATAAACCGCAATCTTGAGCAATGGTTCCTGTGCAGGGGTTTCGAAATGACCGTCGAAAAACCTGTCGATGTACTCGAGAAGGTGGCGTTTTGTCGTAGTCAACCAGTTTGCATTGCCACGCAATGGGCTATGGTAAGGCAATTGGGAAGTTTGTCTAGAGACTGCTTTTCAACACAGGATTGGTTAAACCCAAAGACATTCAAAGATGCAATGAACGCGTTGGGACAATGCAACGGAATCATCAATGATGGAGTTCCGATACATATGGCCCAGGCAAAATTAATGCATAAAATCGGCGGAAACCGGAAGTTCAATCTAGATGCACTCCACAAGCAAATGGAGTACAGTTGGAGAGACCGTCTCGGTAAAAGAACGAATCTTTTGTGGAGTGAGGTAGAGGATGCTACGAGATTGTCATACTTTAAAGCATTCGGTATAGAACCTTACATTCAGAAAATAGTGGAGGAGTACTTCTCGCAAGTGGAAATCACTTGTGAGGGGCGATCAACAAACGTATTACCTGCACACTATTCTAGAATCCACAAAGATTTAATCAAATCCCGATAGTATGTCTTCGAAAGCTCCCAAGAAATCCAAATCACGGTCCCAGCCCAGGAACCGGATCCCAAACACCAGTATCAAAACTGTAGCCATCCCATT